AAAAATTGTTTCTGATATTGGTACAATTCATACGTTACAATGGCATCATGAGCCGCATATAGATAAAATGTGTTAATAGGAATTTTATCTGCTGTCACTCCTTTAAATAAAGCATCGAATGAAAATTCATCTTCTTTACCGTTTAGCACATACTTTTTATGTAATGCTTTAAGTCCTTTAGATTCTTCATTTTCATTAAGAAGTCTACCAGCAAGATAACAATCCCATGTACAGTATGCTTCTTTCCATCCTATCTGATTTCGTAATACACGAATATCAAATTTGGCATTAAACATTATAGAATCAATGTTAGCTTTTGAACATCTTTCTAAATTGTACAGAATAATTCCCTTATCTAACTGATTATCTACTTTTACACCAGTCACATAAGATACATGATTGATTGGAATATAAGCCGCTGGCTGATTTGGTGTATATAGGCACAAGCCAACAATATCATCAAGTATCGGGTCAAGTCCTGTTGTTTCTGTATCTATACTAATTACACGATTCTCAATGCTACGGCTAATATAATCATGTAGCTGTTTCTCTGTTGTAATTATTTCATAATCATCTTTATATTTTCCAAGATTCTTCTCGACCATTGCTTTAATCTGATTTATCTGTCCAAGAAGACTGTTGCCACCTCTTACAGTGGCAACAGCTTTAGTCTTAAATTTTGATTTACTTGCAATGGCTTTATCTTGTTCCCGTCCCGGACGCTTCGGAACATTGAATAATGCCATATCATTCTCCTATATTCAGAAACAGTGCAATAGAATCTTCCGAATCCACTCTACAATTCTTCTTAATGAAATTCTTATACTTATCCAGTTCACAAGTCAGAACTTCTACCTTTTTCTTCAATTCATTAATCTGTGAGTCTTTATCCCAATTGGCTCTCATATAACGATCTTTGTCTGCTTCGGCAGAAAACTTGTCATAAATTAAATCTTTGTACTCCTCTGTACTGATTGTCACAGTACCAGTAACATCATACGTTTTCTTTTCTTCCATGTTCTATTCTCCTTTCTATTTAACAGTAGATATTCCCAGCTTTATTCTCTACTTATCCCAATATCCTCATATATAAAGGATCTTTACATTTTCGTCTGCCAGGATATAAATTATTAGAATCTGTCTCTTCTGCCACCACTTGCCGGCGTTCTTCTAGTTGCTCTTCTATCTTCTTCCGGAACATCTTCATCCTGTCTACTCGATCTTCGTCTAACAGGCATATCATCATCGTCTCCTTCAGGAGGGAAGTATCCGTTCTCAAGATAAAATTCCATATCATCAGCACTCTTATCTAATACTACACTGCCAATAATCTGAGGAAGTTCAGGCAGATCTTCAAGTGTAGTATCATCTTTATTTACCTCATAAATTTCATAAGTTGTAGTTGTTTCTCCCTTATTCCCGTTTCGCTCAATCTCAAAAACATGAGAAACAAGATGGGGATATCTTGCACACAAACTTGAAATCTTACCGAAGAACTTCTTTCCTCTCTCCCAAACCTGTACTTTATCCTCATCAATATTGTACAGAGGAATAAACAACTTTGCCTGCTGAAATTTCTTTGCCCTGCAAAACGGACAATTCTCAACAGGTTCATTATACGATCTAAGACAGTTTACCCACCTTTTCTTTTCGCCAATAGTTACTTGATGTACAGCACAGCCTTCTACATCGTCAATGGAATCGTACATAAAGCGTACCTGTGCCACATCTTTATTGTTCTTAAGACTAAAGTATCCAGCACCACCTTGTCCTCCATAACGATCTGCTTCATCAGCTCTGAATCTTCCCATAGTTACATATTCCTTTCTTTTAATTTATTTGTAAGTGTCTATTGACATTATTTATTGTACTACATATTATAATGTAAGTCAAGCACTTTATTAAAAAATTTCTTCAAGATTTATAAGTTCTTCTTTGGTGCACTCATTGGCATCTTTCCTACCTTTTGGAAAATAATACTCTGTTACGATCTTCCTATTATGTAAATTCTTTCTTATTCTCTTTCTAGCGGCTAATCCTCTTTCATCCATATCGGTTGCAAGTATTATCTTTCTACAAGGTAATTGTCTTAACTGCTTAAACTGTAATTCATTGCCAAGTCCATTAAGTGCAACAGCATATTTACCTACTGTCCAAAATGATAACGCATCTAACATGGATTCACACACTATTACTTCTTTCGGATAATAATCATTGAAATCCAACACATGAATAATGCCGTCAAAACATGGATCATTTTGTTTCATATGCTCATACACACATCTATTAATTTCATACAATCCATAAAGAGGTTTTTCTACTCCTTCCGGGTAATTAAAGAATTTAGTATTAACAGAACGTCTCGCAACAAATAAACAATTCCCGTTAATATCACGGATAGGAAAAGTGATGCACTGAGTATCACTATCAAAGCCAATATCAAATAACTCAATAACCTCATCTGTTAATCCCCTTTTATACATATATGGATGTATATATCTATATTTATCTAATTCCTCTTCTGTTACAAAATTATCCAATCTATTAGTACCAAAATTAGAAATAGTCCGATTATAATCAAGTTTAACATCTTTTCTCTCCTCTATTTGTACTGTTGCGAAATTCTTTAATAGCCACTGCCAACCAAATTTACCAACAATATCATCTGTATATCCGAAACAATACGAAATAACTTCCTGTAAAGAATGAACTTCACCGCAGGCAAAACAATGAAACATTCCGTCTTCTTTTCTTAATCCAGCAGATGGTCTATGTTCCATGCCGTTTGCATGATACGGACATTGAACCATAACATGAGTTGATGTTGGCTTAATTTTTTGCAATAACAAAACATTATTTGCAGATAATTGATTTCTTAATTCAAGCAAAATAGTTTCTAAATCAACATTAAATGTGATATTATTTATTACCATTTAATCGTGCCCGCCTTTTTTCCCAACCTAATTTAGCACTTTCGCTCATACGTTTTCTGGTTTCATCAGACCTCTTTAATCCATAAGCAGAACTCAATTCACCAACATATTTACCCTTTAATGCTTCACTGACTTTTTTGTTATGTTCTTCTGTATGTTTTCTGCCCTTTAACGAATTACTTATTTTTTGTTTTACTTCTTCTGTACGTTTATATTTAGAATTTGCTAAACCTATCTTCTTTTTTGTTTCTTCAGAACACAGTCTATTATAACTGCCTGTATTACCACCAAAACTAATATTGTAACCATAATTAGGATTGTTAGATTTATACTTTGCAATTAACTCAATTTCTAATTGACAGGCATCTTCTTGTGTTAAACCTTCGGCTAAAACAATGTGTTGAAAATTGTCCCAACCGTATTTTTGAATTGCTCTCCAAAAATATGTATTACACTTATACCCGTAACCATTTGTACCAAAACGTCCGTTTAATCTCTGTGATGTTATGCCTATGTATCTTTTATTATTTGGAGCAATATGCATATAAACAATATAAGGCTTATCAACTTTTTGCATAGTTTACTCAACCTCCGTATATTATAATAAATTTATATTATTATAATACGGGCAGGTTATCTTGTCAATATGATACGAGCAAGTTTATTTTGAATGTGTGTAGGACCTTCTTTATATTTCTGAATTAATTCTATATTATTCGCCCGTAATTGTGAAATTAACTCTTGTAATATATCAATTAATTCCACATTGAATTGAATATTATTTATCCTCATCTTTCTTTTCCCATTCTAATTTCTTTGCGCTCATCTTTGTTTGTTGTCCCCTCAAAGATGCTAACTTCTTTTTATATCTATCTGGATAACATAAATGAATCAATTCTTCCAACTGTCGAACATTAAAATCAATCCCACTATAATCTGATCTTAATTCAGCAGACTCAAATAATCTATCCATAAATAACATAAATTTTGTATTTTCTGATTTAATAGAGTTATAAGAACTGGTAGATAACAATACTGTATTTTCTTTCATTTCCATACATTTACCATCCGATCTGAATTTTTACAATATCAAATACTCGACCACAGTTTGTACACTTGTATCCGTATACACACATCGGCACTATAGCTGTGTAATGACATATTGATCCGCAACACGGACAAATCTTTTCTAAACCCATTAAAAAACATCCTCCTTATCTCCACTAAATTTTTTCTTCTCCTGTTTAATAGCTCTTTCTCTTTTATCTGGTTGCACAGCATCATTTTCTGCTGGAACCCATACGAAACGTCCTGTATTTATATCCCACTGATAGTTTAATTTACCACCAACTGCTCCGAATCTTTGTTTCTTAACTTCCATTTTTAAGATTCCATCGCTAGTCTGTCTTATAGATATAACTTTACTCGCATTATGGGATATACCATCACTATCACGAATCGTTTCTAGTTCTGGAGTTCCATCGTTATCGTCTTGTGATACACCTCCTCTATTTGCTTGTACTACAATTAAGATAGGTACTTTCATTTCCATCGACAGTGACATTAAATCTTCGCTTATATTTGTCAAGGTCGTTGTTTTTGTATCTCCTCTCTTGTATCTTTCATCTGTCATATAAGTTATTCCGTCAACCGCTACGATATCTAACTTATATTGCTGAATCCAATTCTTTAATTTTGTGATTGTTATCCGCCTATCAAAATCATTAGGTGTTGCTACAATAAACGTATTTTTAGTGGTTTTTAGAGTTTTTAGATAATCCGTATATTCTGCTTCATCCACATCATCTTTACCCCACATAAGTCCTTTATTACTAAAATTTTTATACAATGTATCAAATCTATATCCGATACTATTTGCACCCATTTCGGGTGATATATATCCGACATTAAATCCTAACTGCCATATATGAGTACACATCTTCTCCAGAACCCATGATTTACCTTGATTTGTTCTAGCAAAAATAACGAATAATTCTTCCTCTCTCTGTATACCGTGAATCAACTCATCTAATTCTTCAAATCCACAAGTAAAGAAATACTCATCTTGGTGTTGTTTACGTTCTATAAATTGTTCCAATCGTTCGTCTGCATCTGCAATAATATCTGTACCACCTAATTGATAATTAGGCTGTAAATCTCTCATCGAATGTATCATATATTCAGCGGCGGCATTTGCATCTGTTTTTAATAACTCTGCCACTTTTTGCACAACCGGCACCGATTTATAATACAAATATTCCTCTCTTATAGTTTCTACCAGATATCTATCGGATTCTGTAACATCCAATAAATCTATTTCGGGAAATTTAGAAAGGAACGTTTCTTTATCAGGAACACTTCCATATTTCTTAACATGATCGGTTAAAAAATCATACTCATTTTCATATCCGACAAAATACTCCCTTGTCAATAGATTATCTTCTATAATGGATAAATCTTTTGTAGACAAGATTTTATTTAAAATCTGTAATGCTACCATGACGCATATCTGTTCCTTTCAATTCTATTATACCACTACAATTAAAGATTCTACTTGCAAGTCTAGGTCCAACTGCTTTCGTTAATCCTGTCTGTGTAGTCACGTTACTGGTATAAATATTCGTCTTATCATCTATTATACGATTATCTATTATCATTAACAACTGGGAAATATCATAATCAGATAATTTTGCTCCTGCTATATCATCCCACACAATAACGTCTGCGTTACTTAGATTATCTCGATAAGATTTAAGTAACGGATTATCAAAATTTTTTAACTTAGAAAGTAGTGTTGGAACATGAACAAACATTCCTCTTACTCTAAACCCATTTCCTGCCCAGATTTTATCAAAATACTTTAACAGTATCTTTATTGCCCAACTTGTTTTACCGTTACCTGTATTCTCGCTACAAATATACAGATTAAATCCACCTACATCAACATACTGGTCGATCTTTTCTTTTACATCATTTAAAAGACAAAAGGCATCATAATCAACTCCAGCAGTTAATGATTGAGGTTTTTGTCGATTCTTAGGTATACCACTATTCTCGATTAG